CACTATGATGGTGAATTGTTAATTGATTCAATCAAATACTTTGTCAAAGGTCGGACAGGACCATTCCTGCTATTCGACTTTGCGATTGAATCAAAGAAAATTACTGACAAAGTAAAGCAAGAAAAAGAATCCAAAGAAAAATTCAAACAGATCATGAGGGAGACTCATGATAGAATGGCAAAAGAATGAACTACGAAGTTAGATTGTTGAATTCATTAATTCAATCAAATGATTATGTAACGGCTGTTAACGAGGGTGTTGAAAGCGTCTTCATGGAATATAGAGATATTTGGAATTTTGTTTGCTCTCATTATGATGAGCACAAGAAAGTTCCATCCAAAGAGACTGTTAAGCAACACCATCCGGAGTTTGAATTCTATTCCACTCCTGAGCCTTTGAAGTATTACATTGATGAAGCAAAGAAAGAATCCCTGTCGTATCAAACTAGAGTTCTAGTGTCAAAGACAAATGGCTTGCTTTCAGAGGCTGGTCCTAAAGAGGCTTTAGCTTATCTTATGGAAAACACATCCATGTTGTACAAGTTCTCAAGCAATTTAAAAGACACAGACTTGGCTGGAGAGTGGAGAGATCGTGCTAAAGACTTGCGAGAGAGGTCTGAGAAGGGTCTTAACGAGCTTCAGGGGATCCCTAGTGGCATTGGTGTCATTGATAAGCAGTTCGGTGGCTGGCAACCGGGAGATTTTATTGTTCTCTTAGGCTGGACAGGTGTTGGTAAAAGTTTCATCGCTAGACTATTTGCGGTTAATGCTTGGAGGGCTGGTTATAGACCATTGATTATCTCTCTAGAAATGAACAAACAGCAGGAGGGGCAGAGGCTTGATACTCTTCTTACGAATGGTGATGGTTCATTCACTAACACAGACCTTGTTCGTGCAAACCCAGCGATTGTTGACTCCTATGAGGAATGGGCTGAGATGACATTTGAGGGTAAACACCCTATATATCTCGTTACATCAGAAGGTCTTGAAACTGCAGATCAAAACATGGTTCAGGCTAAGATTGACCAATACAGACCAGACCTCGTTATTCTCGACTATCACGGTCTATTTGACGATGCTAGTGGAGCGAAGAATGAAACTGAGAAAGCAAAGAATCTTTCTAAGGCATTCAAGCGCATGGCGGTCAAGAATGGAGTGCCAATTATTGATGTGGCAGCAGTAACGATGAATGATGGTCACTCAGAGCGACCACCCGAGTTAGAAGAAGTAGCATGGAGTAAACAGTTAGCTTACGATGCAGACTTAGTTCTAGCAATTCATCGTGAATATAACTCTGATTTATTTCAAGTAGTATCAAGAAAGGTAAGACGGTCAACACAATTTGGTTTCTTCTTAAGATGGAACCTAGAGACAGGAAAATGGGTAGAAGAATGGGATATCTAATTAAAAAGAAATTTATTGAGGGTGAAGCCGAAGACATTGAAACCATAGCAAGACTTAGGCCTTGGATGGAAGATGAATGGAGCAACACTCATGGTAAGTTTAGTAAAACAATTTTAAAGACGGACTACGATGCCAGCAAGAATGTATTCAAGTTTAAAATCATATTCAATATATAGCATGGAATCTCAAATTCGTGAACTGTTTGAGAAGAACAATATACCAATTGAAACTCAAAATGCTCAAGAATTTAATCTGTATTGCCCTTTTCACAAAAACAGGAATAGTCCTGCATTCTTTATTAATGCAAAAACTGGTTTATGGCAATGCTTTAATCCATCCTGTGGTAAAAGAGGAAACTTTAGACAACTTTATCGTGAGATAACTGGCAAGCCATATGGGAAGGATGTTCGTCTTGACCCTATTGCCTTAAAGAATGAAATAGAAAGAGGATTCCGCAATAAAGGCGCAGTAGAAGAACTTGATATATCAGATGTATCAATCGATTACGAAAGCGAAACGGACATCTCACTTCTAGATCCTTTTTTAAATCGTGGTCTGTCATTAGAAACACTAGAGTATTTTGAAATAGGATACTCAAGAGTTAAGGACAGAGTTGTTATCCCGGTGAGAGCGCAAGACTACAAACTTGTAGGGTTCATCGGTAGAGCAATTCATGAAGAGCAAGAGCCTCGTTATCTTTACAATAAGGGGTTTAAGAGAGCAGATGTATTATTCAATATACAGAACGCAAAGAAGTACGAAAGTTGCATTGTCGTAGAAGGCAGTGTTGATGCAATGATGATCCATCAAGCTGGGTTTCCTAATGTTGTTTCAACACTAGGAGCGCAGGTGTCTAGTAATCAGGTGAAAATATTGAAAAGATGCTTTGATAGTATTATTATTTTTTCTGACAATGATGACGCAGGAATCGCCATGCGTGATGATATAATAGATCTCTGCCGAGGTAAAGAAATTTACACGGTAGAAAACAATACAGGGTTAAAAGACCCTGGAGCAATGACAAGTATACAAATACAAGAAGTCATTAATAACAAAACACACACAATATAGGAGAAAAACAATTATGTTTGAAACAATTAAATCACTAAAAGAATTAGAAAAGAATGTGGTACCAGCACAAAATACACAAAAGTCTGGTGTCAAGAAGTATTTCACAGTCTCGGCTGGGGAATCTTATCGCATTCGCTTCCGTCAGGAATTGACAGAAGATTCAAAGCACTATGATGAAGAGACAGGAACTGCAATTAACATTCCAGTCATTACTTCACCAATTAACTGGAAATGGAGAGCAGCTTCAACTGCTGGACTTTCTAAGTTTAACTATCGTTGCTGGGGAACAGAGCAGTCTGTTCACGATAAGGCATGGAGATCAAAGCCTCACTTGGTTATCAACATTGCAGTTGAGACTGAGCCGGGAACATGGGAACCGAGAGTGCTTGACACTACTTTCAACCAGCGCCATGTCGGTTTGATTTTGATTGAGTACGCAAAGGAATTTGGAACTATCACTGATCGTTTCTATAAGATTTCTCGTACAGGTTCGGGAGCATCAGATACAAACTATAGTCTTATCCCTCTTGAATCAACAGATATGCCTGACAACATTAAGGAATTGCCAATGCATGACCTTAATACCTTGTACATGACACTTCCTTACGAAAAGCAAGAGAAGTTCTATACAACTGGAGAGATTTCCAAGGATACTTGGTAATAAAAATTCATATGTGTGTGAAGCCCTGCCAAGTGCGGGGCTTCACCATGTAGAAAGATATTTATGGAAAAGCAATCAATTGTACTTGACCTCGATGGGGTCATTGCAAACATAGCACTGTCGCTTGATGACTACATCGCCGGCACAGGCTACCCAGATTTTTTTGACTATACGGATTGGCTCATATCCGATAGTAATGATGAAGAAGCAATGAAGATATTTAATGATCCATTGTTTTGGAAGAACATGAAGCCGTATGAGGATGCGTGGCACCAAATAAACTATTGGTTCGAGATGGACATTGATGTTCATATCGTTACTGCAAGAAGATGCCCTGCTTCTATTCGCCAGACTCAGCCGTGGCTTGATTATTGGAGATTGAGCACAAGCCCTCCGATATTCACAAACATTCATGAAAAGCATGAGGTTATAGAAAAGCTCAACCCTAGATTTGTGGTTGAAGATAACCCAAGAGAAGTTGAAATCCTTCTTAGTGAAGGCGTGAATGCTTTTTTGCGAAAGCAATGGTACAATAAAAAATATTGGACTAAACTCCCAACGATAGACACACTTTACGATTTAGACTGGAACTAAACAAATGGATTTTGTCCACCTACACTGCCACTCCGAGTATTCACTACTTGACGGAATGTCAACACCTCATGAGATTGCTAACATCTCAAGTATAAATGGACAGTATGCTGCTGCCCTTACCGATCACGGAACAATGGGTGGAGTACTCAAATTCCAAGATGCCTGCGCTAAGGAAGGTGTTAAGCCTTTGTTCGGGGTCGAAGCCTATTTCGTTCCTTCTATCAGCACAGACGAACAGACTAAGTATGAGCGCTTTCACCTCATCTTGTTAGCGAAGAACAATGTGGGGCTAAATAAACTATTCAAGATCTCTCAACTGGGCTGGACACAAAATTTCTATTATAAGCCTCGCATTGACTTTTCTCTGCTAGAGGAAGTTGTGGATGGGGATATCATTGCATTGTCTGGTTGCATGGGTGGTGCGATTTCTAAAGCGATTGAGGCAAAGAACTACGCTAAGGCTGAACAGTTGACGGAACGGTTCATTAAGATTTTCGGCGATGACTTTTATTTTGAGATTCAAGCATGGAATCCAAAGCATCTCAATGATGAATTGATTCGCTTGGCAAAGGCGTACAACAAAAAGGTTGTTGCCACGGCGGACTGCCACTTCCCAACCCATGACCATCGTGGTGCCGAAGAAGTGCTACTCATGGTGTCACAATATCCTTCCCTCAACGCTGGGGATATCCGTGTCGCACAGAACAATCTTCATGTTGTACAAGATAAGAGCATTGACATTATCGGCAAGATGAATGCGATGTATCCGGAGAGATACCTACGCTTTGATGAAATCAATCCATATATTGCAAATGCCACAACGGTTCATTCATGGTTCAAGGAAGTCGGATATGACAATGTTGAATATCTGGAGAACACAATGGAAGTTGCCGATAAGTGTACGGCCAAGATTCAGACGAAAAGAAATCTGCTTCCAAAGTATTCAAAGGTACTTGACTCCAATCAGTACCTGCGTGAGATTGCGATGTTCGCAATTCAAACCCAAAAGTTGGGTGATGAGTATCGTGTCAGATTAGAAGAAGAACTAGGAATCATTGAGGGATTGGGCTTTTCTGATTACTTCCTCATTGTATGGGACTTGGTGAAATGGGCTGACAAGAATGGTATTGGTCGTGGTACAGGGCGAGGCTCTGTCGGTGGTTCCGTTCTCGCTTTCCTTCTAGATATTTCAGCCGTTGATCCTTTGAAGTACAATCTTCTGTTTGCACGATTTATCAACCCTGAGCGTAACGACTATCCTGACATTGACTTAGACTTTGAAGATAAGCGTAGAGGTGAAGTTCGTAACTATCTTCGAGAAAGATGGGGAGAAGATAATGTAGCAGCTATTACCACTTATGGTCAGTTCAAACCCAAGTCTGCTGTTAAAGATGTTGCAAGAGTATTTCAAGTCCCTTATCAGGAAATTAATATGATTACTCCATACTTTGAGACGATTGATGAGTTGGATACCTCTGAAAAGGGAAAGATTTTTAATCGTCAATATCCCGATGTTACGAAACTCGCAAGAACGCTCGAAGGTCGCATTAGAAACGCTGGTGTACACGCTGCTGGTATGGTTGTATCCTCAATCCCTCTTAGTGATGTTTGCCCTGTAGAGACACGAAAGGACTCAGCAACTGGAGAAAGGTCTGTTGTAACAGCGTTCGACATGGAAGATGCAGAGGCTGTTGGTCTTATTAAGATTGATGTTCTTGGTTTGAAGACAGTATCTGTTATTAAAGACTGTATCAATAAGATTAAAGAGACAAGAGGAATTGATGTTCGTGAATTATCGCTAACTCTTGATGATCCAAAAGTTTATGAGAACTTTAACGCAGGTAATACAGTCGGTATTTTTCAAACAGATGCTGCTGCCTATCGTAACCTTATTGAAAGAATGGGTATTGATAACTTCAACGACCTTGTTGTATCTAACGCTCTAGTTCGCCCCGGTGCTTTGCTTTCTCAGGGTCAAAGGTATATTGATTGTAAAAAGGGTGTAGCAAAGCCAGTGTATCCTCACGCTGTTGTTAAAGATGTTTTGGAAGAAACATTCGGCACAGTTATCTTCCAAGAGCAATTGATGCAAATGGCAGTGCTGTTAGCAGACTTCACATGGGCAGAGGCTGACAAACTTCGCAAGATTATTGGTAAGAAGCGTGATGCTGCTGGGTTTGATGAGTTCCAAGAGAAGTTTATTAACAATAGATATACTACAAAAGCTGCTGCTAAAAAGATTTGGTCAGAGTTTGAAATGGCAGCCTTGTATATGTTTAACAAATCTCACGCTGTTGCATATTCAATGCTTTCGTATCAGACAATGTGGTTAAAGATTAACTACCCAGTAGAGTTCGTATGGTCGCTATTGTTTAATGAATCCACAACTGACAAGATTACTGCTTACCTCATGGAAGCACAGAGAATGGGGACAACAATCCTTCCTCCAGATATTAATCTTTCAGAGGAGTTCTTCTCAGTAGAAGTCCGAGATGGATATGAGGCTATTCGTTTCGGTCTAGCAAATGTTTCTTCATGTGGCAAGTCTGCTATTGAAGAAATTACTACGAAACGACCTTTCAACTCATATGATGAATTTGCAAATAAATGCAAGAAGACAGCAGTTAAGAGTACTCTCAGAGAGAATCTTGACAAGGTAGGTGCTTTCCAAAACATTGGTCATGTATCTTCATTTGATCATGAAAGATATTACTTACCTGTTCTTGGGTTTTCGCTAAACACAAACTCTGCTCCGAATGAAATGGATTCATTTGTTGGAAAACTTGCGGACTTCCATGAAATCACCTCTCCATTAACGCTGGTTAAGGCTGTGGTGCGTTCTACAAAGAAAACTCCACAGTACCTCCGAATTGAATTTGAAGACCATTCAGGCGGTACTACAGTGTTTGCCGAGAGGAATACTGAACTAGCTACAAGAGATTATGTTTACGCATTGATTGGGGATAGAACACTGCATGCATTTTGTGATGCATATGAGTACCACGATAGCGACTTGTACAACTTGATGATGTTCCAGAACAAAGGTCTGAATCATGAGTATTCTTGGCTGTACGACACTGGTTTAGGACAAGTAACTGATGAGAAGACATTGATGTATGTATTCCATCAAAGAACATTTATGACTGCAAAAGATAAGGAAATGTCAAATCTTTACTGCTGGGATGGTGAAACCATTTTTAAGATTGTTGTTTTTCCTACAGTTTTTAAAAAGATTAAGCACATCATTAAGGTAAACTCTTGGTTTGCTGTTCGTCTTGAGAAAATTGAGGATAAACAGACATTAACGAGACTTGACTCGTATAAAATAGAGAGTGACGCTGGGATTATCGCAGTTGAGAATTATATCGAAAGAAAAGGAATAAAGAAAGAAAGCTATGTTTGATGATATTATCAAAAACTCCAAGTGGTCCGAATCTCATGGCGCAGTAGGGAATCATGCTGGGATGGGTATTTTTTACTACGCACTTCCTTATTCCCTGAGAGCTAGTAGCATTGTTTGTTTGGGTTCTGGTGCTGGTTTTGTACCAAAGTTGGCTGTTGAATCACAAAAGTCTTTAATTAAAGAAGGTCTACTTAGTCAATATAATGTCAGTTTAATTGACGCAAACATTGGACCCTGGGGTTTGCCAGTATATACTGCCAAAGGGGTTGATGGTTATCCAGAAATTAATCTTATTATTGACAAGACAGATAACTGTCATCAATTGTTTGATTCAATCGACTACCTTCATGTTGATGCAGACCACACATATGATCAGGTTTATAAAGACCTAGAGAATTATGGTTCAAAGATGAACAAACATGAGGTATGGGCTATTACTGTTCATGACACAAAGAATTCTTCTGATGGCGACCACCCGGACATTGGATCTTATCGTGCTGCTGTTGATTGGTCAACCAAGTATGGACATGACATGCTCAACTTCCCTGTCGGTTGTGGAACTGCTGTTATTATGCCAAAGGTTGGTAACTGATGGATAGATGGGAATACCTCATTTCTAAGGAGTACATGATTCGTCATCACATTTGCGAATACTATCTTAGTGATGTTGATACTGTTATTGATGTAGGGGCGTACAAGAAAAGCTTGACCAATGTAAAAAGAGTTGTGCAAATCGATCCTCTCGGTTCAATGCCGGAATCTTTTCATGGCACAGTCAAGGAGTGGTACAGCAGGCAAGGTGAATTCTTTGACATCTCAGAGTGCGGAGTGATGGCTCTAGGTCTTGAAATCGAAGGAGACAATAGTGAGTGGAATTGTTTTACTTCACTTGTTGAGCAATCAAAAGTCGCAATTATTGAACATTCAGTTACTCATGCGCCTAGTGTTTTGCAATTCAATAAAATACTGGATACCACAGAGAAGAGGATTACAACGATAATTGATTTTGAATTTTGTGATATACAAACAGAAGGTTTTATTCCCCATAGTAAAAGAAAACTAGCTATTTTGGAAAGGAAATAATATGTTAAAACTTTCAAATAATACCAGAATGCTTTTTATTGGAGAAGTTTAATTTTGAAGTTATCATTGCATACAGACCAGTTTGTTAAAGATGCGAACGGTTCATCCGGTTATTCATATAGTTATTATAAAATGATTGATCATTTCTCTAAGTTTACTTACAGGAATGAAAAGATGAGAATACTTGATAATTCAAGTGAAGCCAATGCTCAGTTATTCTACATGGAGCCTGAGAGATACAACCATTACAACATGCAGAATTTGCGTACTTCTGATTTTAAAAAATTTTATGATAATCAATACAAAATACAAGGTACTCATTTAGAAGCAACAAGAGTTTGGGATCATTGGATTGATGCAATGAATCGTGTAGATGAGATATGGGTTGGTAATTATTTTGCACAAGACGCTGTTATCAATTCCGGAATTACAACTCCAACATATGTTTTTGAAATGGGAATTGACGATATGTGGAAGCCTCACAGAAGAGGTGGAGATAGAAAGATAAAATTCTTACACATTGATTCAGCAAGCCCCAGGAAGAGGGCCGACATGGCACAGGCTGCCTTTTCTAAAGCATTTCAGGACAGACATGATGTGTCTTTAACTTTGAAATATCACGGTAATGAGAATACAGAAGGCTTTGGTTTATCATCAATGCTGGTGCCTCGTCATGACAACATCACTTACATTCATGAAACTCTATCCCAAGAAGATTTAATTAAGCTTTACTATGATCATGATGTTTTGATTTACCCTAGTGAGGGTGAGGGGTTTGGGTTTATTCCCTTACAAGCACTTGCTACCGGCATGCCAGTTATTTCAACAGGTTTGTGGTGCTCTTATAAAGACCTCTTGGGTAGAAATATTATAGATGCCAAATTAGGAAAGACCCAAAACACTGGGTACACCTGTGGAGATGTTATTCTTCCTGAAATTGATTCTTTAATTTATTTAATGAGAAGAGTAGTGGATAATTTTGATGACGAAATAAATTATTACTTTAATCAAGCGCCATCTGTTTACGCAAGGTACAATTGGCAAACAAGGTGCGATGAGTTCCTCAAGTCTGTAGTGAAAAGACTTGGCACAAAAACTTTTCACTAAAAATATTCAATAAGGAGAAAAAATGTTAATAGTAGATAAAAGAAAAGGCGATAAAATGCCAGTGCATGATGTCATTCCTACGCCAAGTGTAGGATTGAACAGAGCATTGGGTGGAGGTCTTAACACAGGTGCTACTCACCTGTTCTGGGGAAACCCATCAGTAGGGAAATCAACAATATGTTTTAGAATTTTAGCCGAGGCTCAGAGCCGAGGCTTTAGACCAGTGATTGTTGATTCGGAATATTCTTTTAATGAAGAATATGCCGCCAAGTGCGGTATTGATGTTAGCGACATTGTTGTTATTCAATCAACAGTTGTGGAGGACATTCTTAGGAACTTGCATCCTTATCTAAATCATGATGAAGAAAAGCATATATTTTTATTCGACTCCCTTTCCAATATCATTAGACAAGAAGCATACGATAAGCCAGAAGGCTCAAAGGCAATTGGTTTACTTGCAAGATCGCAAGGCGCTCTTCTACAGCAGTTAGTCAATTACTTACACAAAGAAAAGAACTTGATGATTTTTATTGCTCATCAAACAATGGACTTGAGTGGAATGTATGCAATTACAAAAGCAAAGATTGGTAACTCTGTTTATCACAATATGCATAATATTATTAAACTGTTCCTATCTCAATCGTCTAAGGAGATGGAGAGAGATGACCGGAATATGATTGTTTCCCAGAAAGTTGCTTGGACAATAGACAAGACTAAGCAGAGAGCAAGTATTGGCACAAAGGGTGATTATTATGTAATCCCTCAAGAAGCCAAAATTGATGAGTATAGAGAATTGCTAGACATTGCAATAGAGATGAACATCATTGAGCGCCGAGGTGCTTGGTACTTCTATGGCGAAGAAAAGTGGAATGGAATCTCCAAGATTATCTTGACGGACAAGCAATTAGACGAAATAAATGCTAAAATATTGGTGTGATTAGAAAGATACCAATTATTGGATTTACAGTCGTCTCAGCCATGATGGGCTTGGTTGTTGTTTCATATATAGCAATTGTAAAAGCCATTGAAGAGGCTCATGATCATGATTATTTTTGGGAGTAGAAATGTACGAGTATAGGGTAAAAAAAGTTTTAAAAATTGTTGATGGGGACACTATCGATGTTGACCTAGATTTAGGGTTTGATATCTCATTCACCCAAAGAGTTCGGTTGGCAGGCATTGACACGCCAGAGTCTCGCACAACTGATAAGCATGAAAAAACTCTAGGTCTTGAAGTCAAGGATAAACTTAAGAAAGCTGTTGAAGCAGCTAAGGTAATTGTTATTAGAACAGAAAAGCCTGACAGCACAGAAAAGTATGGTCGAATACTTGGATGGGTATTCCTAGACGAGAACCCAGTATCTATTAATCAAACATTGATTGACGAAGGTTTTGCATGGCCTTACATGGGTGAGACTAAGATAAAAGATTTTGAAGCATTGCTTGCAAAGAGAATTAAAAAATAACTACAGAAAGTTGAAATATGAAAAGAACAGAGAAAGATGAAATCAAAAGAGATCATGCAAAGCCTGTCAAGAATTCAGGGAGAGGTTTCCGTAAAGGAGATGCAGAATTTCATGAGTTTCTTTTGGATTACAAACATAACGGATCATCGTTCACACTGACTCGTCTTGCATGGATGAAAATGCGTAAGGATGCTTGGAAGTCAAATCATAAATACCCTTGCATTTCCGTTGTTTTGGGCGAGGATTCAGATGTTAAAGTTGCCATTATTGAATGGCATGTCTTTAAAGAATTAATTCAAGACAGCAATTATGAGTGACAATACAACTGGCAATATGCCAGACCTTCCTGTTAACCAGCAACTTGTTGAGCAGCGTAGAGTTATAAAATTCTGGGTCGATCATTGCGCTAATTTGGAAAGAATAAACCAAGAATTAAAAGATGAAATATCAGAAATGCGTCTAATTATAGCTAATCATGATGAAAAGAAAGTTATATAATCAAAATGCCAGAGCTTAATGCCAATGTCCCCATGATTGAATGTTATGTTAGAGGTAACTTCTTGAGAGATCAATTAGACTCTCATGATAAATATTTTCCTTGCATGATTTTCGGAGTGACTAGCATTCAAGGAAGAAGTCCTTTATTCCACTTTCTAATGGAAGATGGCGGGGTTTGGTGGAGAATGCCAATTAATGCCTTCTGTGAAAGACCAGGTGTCCCAGAAGTTGATATTCATGAACTTGTTTTGTGGAATTCCTTCAGTCCCCATATTGCGGTTACTGAATTTCAAGCGATGAGAAATATGAGAATGACTTATGTTGCTCGTTCTGGAGAGTTTGTGAACGCAAAGTATCTATTCACTCTTGACTGGCATGCTCCAGATGACAACACCATAAACCTTGGGTTTAGTACAAATCCCGGTCAGCATAAATGTGGTCATGTAATGCTTCGTGATGATGGTAACTACGCTATTCAGCCAAACAATAGGGTTAGATTATTTGACCCCTCCTTTACGACTAAAACAGGGACTCTCATTGAGAGATTTGTCAACACTAAAAAATGGGATGTTGAGGATGCAAACAAATGGAAAACATCTGACGACAATAGATACCATTATGACATTGAGTGACGGAAGAAAAAAACTTGAGCAACTCTACGGAATGGAGATTGTGGTGCTATGCTGTCGTGAGTGGAAGACACACTACGGAAATGGACATTTCGGTAAATGTGGAATCTGTCATAAAGAACCAAAACTAATGTCAGGAAAAAAATGGGACAGTTAACTTATGGAAGTTTATTTGCCGGAGTAGGCGGATTTGATTTAGGATTTGACTCAGCAGGATGGAATTGCAAGTTCCAAGTTGAATGGGATAAACATTGTCAAAGTGTATTGAAGAAACACTGGCCGAATGTGCCCAAGTTTGAAGATGTAAGAGATGTCAATGGCGCAGACTTACCACCAGTTGATTTAATATCATTTGGTTCACCATGCCAAGACTTATCTGTAGCAGGTAAGCGTTCAGGACTTGAAGGCAATCGTTCAGGTCTATTTTTTGAAGCAATTAGAATAATAAAGGAGATGCGTAATGCAACCAATAATCAATATCCAAAATGGGCAATCTGGGAAAATGTACCAGGCGCCCTCACAAGTAATAATGGAAAAGACTTCGGAGAAGTCCTTGACCAAATGGCAAACATCGGGGCATTGGGAATCGAATGGCACATCTTGGATGCACAGTGGTTCGGAGTCCCCCAGCGTAGAAGACGAGTATTCGTCATCGCTAGTTGGGATTCTTCAGCCCTTGAGCGAAGTGGTGGAAAAATTCTACCTGTCCCCGAAGACAGCAGAGGGGATATTAAGAAGAGCCGAAAGAAAAGGAAACAGGCTTCCAGAACCGTTGAGGCAAGCGTTAGTGAACCTATCTGGTACGGAAAAACTGGATTCAGTAAGTACGAAGAAGGCGGAGTAAGTCTCTCAGCATCTGATTATAAAAGACCAGATATGAACTTCATACTGGAGCCTTATGTCAAATCTAAAAGAGCTCAAAGCACTGAAGATGATGAATCTTGGATTACAAATGCCGTAGCGCCGACTCTAAACGCTTTTGACAACACAGGTGATAGCCGCTCAACTGTAATAATAGTTGATGGAACAAGGGTTAATGATGTTCGTATATACGAAGATGGAATTATGCCAACATTAAAACACAGAATGGGCACAGGTGGTGGTCAAGTTCCTCTTATTGGTGAGCAAGTTGCTATCCCAATACAAGGAACAATCATAGGAAGAGCAGACACTTCTGGTCCACAAGGTAAAGGTTTTGGTGAGATTGGTGATCCGTCTTATACTCTTGATACAATTTCACAACATGGTGTTTGCACACCGGAATTGGTTTTAAGAAGATTGACACCATTGGAATGTGAACGGTTGATGGGGTTCCCTGACGACCATACAAGACTCACCGCAGATGATAAGATAATTGCTGACACAAATCGCTACAAGATGTGTGGTAACGCCATTGCATCACCAGTAGCAGAGTGGATAGGAAAGGAAATTAAAAAATGGATATAATTGTTAATGAAGAATGGCTTGCGTCACAGATGGGTGATAAAGCAAAGGAATTCATTGAGTGCATGAGGATTGTTCAGGATATTATTGATAATCCGGATCATTATGTTGGAATGCAAGCAATTAAATATGCTAATGTTTTAGCTGCTTATAGGACACAAATGATTATCAAATCTCAAGCATTCAAGAGAAAATCAAGTATTATGAATGAGCAAGATAAACTTGTTAATGATATTTGGAAGACAATGTATGAAGCATTGTCTGAAAATATAAATGCACTCAAAATTTCAGGTAAAGGAACTTATAATTGAAATCACTAAACAAACTCAAAGCCCCAAAAGTAGAGAAGATTCTTAAATCTGACGAACAAGTAACAGCAGAATTGCTAATTGCTATTGACGCAAATTTGGAAAAAAGAAACTCTCCTGCCATGAAAAAGGTAGGGGGCTTCCACCCTAGTTACACAAACCAGTGCGCTAGGTACTGGCATTACCTATTTGAAGGTCAAGAAGTAACAACTTCATTCAGACCACAAACTTATAGAATCTTTGATAATGGGCATGCGGTTCATGAAAGACTTTACAGTTATCTCAGAGAGATGGGTATATTGGTAGCAGAGGAAATCCCTGTTAATTATTCAAATCCACCAATTGAGGGCACAGCCGATGGTATAATTGACTGGTATGGTCATAAACTTATTGAGCTGAAGTCAATCAGCGCAGAAGGTTTTAACTATAGACAGATTTATAACAAGCCCAAAGACGATCACTATAGGCAGGCGCAAATCTACATGAGATGCCTAGACTTACCAAGTGGTTATGTAATTTACGAAAATAAAAACAATCAAGAGATTTTGCCTATCTTTATAGAGCGAGATGATGAGTTTATCGACAAACTCTTTAAAAAATATAATGGTATATATACTGACTTCCTAGAAGGTAATATGCCTAAGCAGCCTTACAAGCGCACATCCGCAAAATGTGCTCAATGTGATTTGGCTGATAAATGCTGGTCGGGGGATGTTTAGAGAAGAACCAAGAATATGCGGGAATGACAAATGCAATAATGTATTTGTTGCAAAAGTCTATAATGCTTTATATTGTAGCGTTGAATGTAGAAGATTAGTAACTAATAAAAAACTATTAGAGAAGTATTATGAAACTAAAGAAAACAAGCATAAAAAAAGAGTTTGTAAGACTAAATTATGTACTACAATTTTATCTTCTTATAATAAAGAAGCAATTTGTGAACAATGCAAGAAAGAAAGATACATAAAAAGACTTGTTTCTTGGGGATATGACGAAGAAAAACTTAGAAAAGAGGTATAATATCTAAGTGAGTCTTAGAGATATTGTACAAAAAGAAAAATGGGAAAAAGTCTTAGCTATTGACCCAGCATCTCATTCCTTAGCTTGGGCAATTTTGTCTTGGGATAAAGAACTGATTGCAACTGGTAAAATTGATTTATCAAAAGAAAAACAGCAATCAGAGAAGTTTAATAAGATTAAGAAAGAATTGATTAAAGTCGTTGATCAATATTCTCCAGATGTTGCTGTAATTGAACAATCTGTTTATATCCAAAACTTTCAAACAAGTAGGATTATTTCGTATATAATAGGTTTTACTTGGGGAATTATCTCTGATAGATGCAGAAAAATTGAAGATGTAAGCCCTCTTTCGTGGAAGCCAGCTATTGGCTATAAAAATGTTACAAAGAAAGATGGACTTGATTTAGATAAGAATGGTGCAAAAGGTTCAATGCAAATTAAAATGAAGAACGAAAGAAAAAATAGAGTAAGAGAAATTGTCGGTGTTGCTTTTGGTAAAGACACTGATGGGATTGAAGATGACGACATTGTTGACGCAATTGGCATTTCTCTATGGTACTGGAAGGTAAAGAAGAATGGCTGATGAACCTTACAAGGATCAGACATGGCTTTATGAACACTATGTAAAGAAGCGCATGAACCTTACAGATATTGTCAAAGTTCTTGAGCAGAGTTACGGTATCTCAGTAACACCACAGGCTATCTATAACTGGTGTAAAAAATATGATCTTTTAAAGTTTAGAGGTAAGGGAAGAAACCTATCAGCAACAGCTTTAAGAAGGCCAAAATCACCTATGCAACTTGAAGTTGAGAAGCGTAGGCGTGATCAGGCAAAACAAACAAGAGCAAGAAAAAAAGGAATGGGAAGATGAAAAGAAGTGTTGTCGCAAAAGATATTATAACTTTTGCAAAACTAGATATGTTGTATAACCAAGTGCGTGTTATTGAGGCAAAGCAGAATGCTACTAAGTACAAATGCCTTGGCTCCGGGGAGTGTTGCAAGATTGGTCTTGTAATACCAATGACTGAATGTGCAAATATCGCATTTAGAATTACTCAAGAGTATTACTTGAAGATGGAAAGCACTGGTCAAGAAAGTGCTGATGCGTGGATTCTAGAAGTAATTGAATCACTTAAAGAAGCGATGTACGATGAAACTTGGAAAGACGGTGGAGAAACGAAGAGGCATTGTGCTTTTTATAAAAACGGTTGCACCGTTTATGGATATCGACCATTGGTGTGCCGGACATTCGGAACAATCACAAGTGTTGATGAATTCTGTCCAAGAATTAGAAATGCAAATGGTGAGATTGATCACTTCGTAGGAGAACCTGTTCAGAAGGTTATTAAGCAATATCAAGACTTGCTTGATGAATATGCAAAAGATAAACATGAAAACTATGATATGAGTTTGTATATGCCATTAGGTGTTCTCAGTTTCCTACTTGAAACAGAAGAATTACAGAAGCTTGCAGAGGTTACTGATGAGAAATTCTGGATTGGAACATCTGGCTGGTACAACTATCGTGTTCAGTACACAAAACTTCATGGGTATTCTGTTGTTGAGCTTAGAAAAGCTGCAAAAGACAGAGGCAAAGAATTAGCTTTTGAAACAGAAGAGTAATTCATGAAAATCATTTGGAATGGCACTAGCGTCTCTCAGGAGCGCAATGAGGGCTACAAGGTCGCTGAAGATGAGATCCACAGTCGTCTTGTTGGGAAAGGAATGGACATTGAAAGAACATGTCTTATACCATCCGACATTCAAGACTTGTCACTACTCGGTATTGAATATCAATCTAGTGCATCAATTAATATTGAAGCAGATGTATTCATAAATAATAGATTACCTCTTGACTATACTGTATCGAATAAGTACAACATTGGTTTTTCATATTGGGAAACAAGCAAGTTACCAAGTGATTGGGTTTCTCGAATGAATCAAATGGATGAGATATGGACAACATCTCTTTGGGCAAAGAATGTTTTTGAAGAATCCGGTGTGACAGTTCCTGTTTTTAATTTCAGACTTGGAGTTAACAAACTATTCAGTCCCAAGAGAAGGTTTGCTTCCTTCGTTGATAATAAATTTACTTTCCTTTGTATTGGATCACCATCGACTCGCAAGAATACTCAGATGACTGTGGATGCTTTTATAAAGATATTTTCAGGCGATGAGAGTATAAGACTCCTTTATAAGAGCATAGACGCTCCTGATGCCCGATGGTACAAATCTGGAGAGATGCTTGCTATCGAGAAACATCCTCAAATAGATGTGATTGATAAAGATGTCTCAATGGAAGAGTTGAGCAATATTTATGACTTATGTGATTGTGTTGTCTATCCAACAAGCGGTGAAGGTTGGGGGATGCTCCCTTATCAGGGTATAGCAAAAGGTATCCCAACAATTTGCACCAATGCAACTGCTTGTACAGAGTACGCAGAGTTATCAGTCCCATTAGAGTTTGAAGATAGTTCTATTAATATGAATGGTATTTATAGTGACTGTGGTACTTGGGCAAAGCCAAAATTTGATGATTTATGTGATAAAATGTTATATGTATACAATAACTACGATGTAGTTTCTGATTATACATTTAATAATGCCGTACTAAATGAACAGACTATGAGCTGGGATTCTGCTGCAGAAGGGTACTACGAAAGATTATGTCAGATATCGAAAGAACTGAAAGTAAAACTTTAATTGAAAAATTAAGAGATGTGGAAGAAGTTGGTCTTCTTCACATAAAAGGCTATTCAATGCATGAAATTGCATCACTAATGGCTTTAAAAACAAATGATGTAAAAATATACATTGATGAATACAAGAAGATTCTCAATCGCCAAGCAGATGAAGACCCATATTTCCTTGAAAGAGTTCAGTTTAATACTGTAAAAGCACTCCAAGAATTTGATCAGTTGAGCAAAGAGGCTTGGGAGACAATCAATATTGCAACAGATCATGGAATGGTTCCGGCAAGAATTTCTGCAATCAAACTTGCGGGTGAACTGGCAACAAAGAAAGCTCAGTTACACAAGTTGTTGGGCATTAACACTTCTGATGGGGAATACATTGCACGAATGCAGAAAGCTGAGAATGTTAACCAAATACTCTCAAGAGTTCTTCGTGATGTTATTTCCAAGTACCCAGAGATTGCTGATGCTGTAAGAAGAGAGTTAGCAATAGCTTTTGAGATTATGGCTGAGGAAGAAGTCGTTGATGTTGATAGTGAGGAAATTAGCGATGCAGAAATTACTGAACCATAAGAAGAGACGGAAAAACAAGGCCTTACCCTCATATAAAGAGACTCTTTTTAGGGGCCTTACCCATTATAAGAAGAGACGGCTTTTTGGGCCCTTACTTGCTAAAGGAGCAAAATAAATGAGTGATTATCTCGGAATGAATCTTCGATATGAAGATTTTGATAAACTATTAAATCAAGATGAACTTGAAGAAGTGCCGGTATCTATTGAAGAATTTGTAACTGATAAAAGATTTTTAGGTTTACCAAATTTAAGCCCAATTCAATTGGAAATAGTAAGGCACAGTACCCAAATCCTGAAAGAGCATACCCTACAAAAGATGATGGGAGAGGAAAAGGGATCAGAATATTATAAAAAATATACCGACAACGAAGTAATCTGCATGTTAGGCAAGGGTTCTGGAAAAGACCATTGTGCAAGAATATCAATGGCTTATACCGTTTATATTCTCCATTGCCTAAAAGACCCATTAGGTTATTATGGAAAAGCAAAGGGTGTATATATTGACCTTCTTAACTTAGCTGTTAACGCACAGCAAGCTCAAAGAGTTTTTTTTGAACCTTTGAAGAACCTATTGTTAAGTTCACCTTATTTTAATCAAGTTGGATTCGAGCCAAGAGTATCGGAAATCTTTTTCTTTAGCAGACCAGTACGATGCTTTTCAGGTCACTCTGAAAGTGAAGGATGGGAAGGTTATGAAGTTATGACTGTAATTTTGGATGAGATCTCAGCTTTTAAAACAGATGCGGAAACAAGAGGGGAATTAAGATCAAAAGGTTCTGCCTCTGCAATTTATAACATGAGTAAGTTATCTGTTATGTCTCGTTTCCCGGAAGTCGGTAAGGTTATCCTTTTGTCATTCCCTAGATATAAAGGAGACTTTATTCAACAAAGATATTTTGGTTCTGCTGAAAGAGAAGAGCCAAAAACTTGGAGAATTAAAGCTGCTACATGGGAATGTAATCCTACGATTGAAAGACATCAATTAGAATCAGAATATATTAGAAATCCAATTGAGGCTAGGGCAAGATTTGAATGTGAACCTCCGGCAATGGAAGACGCATACTTTAGAGATCCTGATCTAGTAAGGAAATCTTTTATGCATGCAGAAAGCCCTGTTGATGAAGATGGTATTTATAAGCCTTGGTTTAACAATACAGATGGGCACAGAAGGTTTATTCATATTGACTTAGGCCTTAAAAGAGACAGGTCAGCTTTATGTATGAGCCATTGCGCTGGCTTTAAGGAAATTAAAACATCTATGGGAGTGGAAAACCTTCCTGTTATTAATGTTGATTTGATTCATTCTTGGGAAGCAGCTCCCGGAGCTGAAATAAATTTTGCTTCAGTTAGGCAAATGATTATTGAATTGTGTAGAAAATTCGATGTAGCAAAAGTAACTTTTGACCGTTGGCAATCCATTGAGATGATCCAAAGTCTTAAAGCGCAAGGTATCAATGCTGATTTCCATAGCGTTAAGAAAACTGATTACGATACTTTAATGACAACAATATATGATACAAGATTGCGTGGTTATTGGAATGAGTTATTGGTTGAGGAAGAATTGTTGAAATTAAGATTGTTTGCTAATAACAAAATTGATCACCCGAACTCTGGATCAAAAGATTTGGCTGACGCATTAGCCGGTTCAGTTTTCACATGTGTTGAGAATATGTCAATGGAAATGGAAGTCGATATTGAAATTCTTGGCTCTGACTTCAAGCAATATGAAGAGCTTGACGATATGGAAGAATTTGGTACGGTTAGGGTGTATAATAATGATATTGGCCAGTTTGTTCCTGGCTATGAAAAACAAACCTTATCTACAGAAAGTGGTGAAAAATGGCTCGAAAGCCTATAACAAGAGAAGATGTAAATCCTTCTTACGATGAAATCGTCAAGGAATTGACCGGAACAATCTCCAACCTTATTATGGAGAATACCGTTATGAAAATTATGATAAAAAAACTTGAATCAGTTGTTCACGAACTTGATCATGAACATGACGAAGTAAAAAAAGAATTTTAAAAAAGTTTGCTTTGGGTGTTGTGCCATCTAATTAATGCCGATAGTGTGTCTAACACAAGGGCAAACGCTCTTAAATCCAAACATAGCAAGGAATAGCAAAATGACACTCAATATTAAAACAGTTGATAGTTTCCCTCAAATTACTCGTTCAGGTCGTACTTCGGCTGAGCTTCAGGAAATTATTAATTCTTTGATTGAATCAAGTAAGACAGGAAAAACATACATGATTGAAAATGTTGAAGAAGGAAAGAAGTTTAATTCTCTTCAGCAAAGAATTCGTGCTCAAGCAAAGAAATTGGAACTTAGTGTCAAAATTCATTTTGACAAGAATACAAGTAGCCTTTACTACATGTCTCCAATGATTGAAGCAGTAGAAGAAACAGTTAATACTACTGTTAAGGCTAAGGATGTAAAATCAGTAAAGTCTCCTTCAAAGACAAACGCTTAATCAGCAAAAAAACTAAATAAGAAAGGGGCGTGATGCAAATCACGCCCTTTTTTTGTGTATAATATGGCATGACAATTTTTCAAGAACAGACAATAGAAATAGACCAAGAACAAATAAATTCATGGTATCCAATGATTGCTTTACCTTGTTACGATCAATTAATTTCTGAGCCTACGGTTATGTCTTTAATTAGAACAGTAATGCAGTTTAAAGAAATTGGATTGAAATTTTCAATTTGTACAATGAGTGATTCATTAATCTCAAGAGCAAGAAACCAAATGGCTGCTAAATTTTTAGCTAACAAGGAGTTTACACATTTAATGTTTATTGACTGTGACCTTGGGTTTAAGGGTGACGACATTATTAAAATGCTATGGCATGAGAAGGAAATCATGACAGCTGCCTATCCTATTAAGAATATTAATTGGGAACAAGTAGGGGAAAATGCTAGAGCCGGAATGGATAACGAAAAACTTCTTGAGAATTCTTTACGATTTGTTGTCAATACAGTCAAGGATAAAGACAGCAATAATGTAGAAGTTAATAATGGCGCTATTAGTGTCTATGATGCCGGGACTGGGTTTATGCTTATAAAAAGAGAAGTGTTTGAGAAGCTAATAGATTCTTATCCCGAATTGAAATATGTTGATGATACAGGTGGATTACAAGAAGAAGAAAAGGAATGGACATACGCATTCTTTAATTCATATGTTGATCCGGAGAAACATAGATTCTTATCTGAAGATTATGGTTTCTGTAGATACTGGCAAGAAATTGGTGGAAAAATTTGGACTGACCCTTCAGTTGAAATGTTGCATTTAGGAAGGCTTAAATATCAGGCTACCATGTTGAATTGGCTTGAAAGAAACGCTATCGCAAAAGATTGAAAGTGAGTTGAAAACTCAACTTATCCCTGCCGAGTCCAGGGTGTGAAAAATATATACTAAAATTTCGTGTATGTTTAAATAAAATAGCGGGGCGTTAATAATTTATTAATTGATTTTGCTAATGATTTAACCAAGAAATTTCCGATTAAGTTTAATGGGACTTTGATCAAGCCTGGTCAAATGCTTCTGCAAAAGATTTCCAAAGTCTTAGCGGCAGTATTTGGTCAGGCTTCTTCAATCTCTGATCAGAACTCTGAATATAATGCTGATCTTAAGTTTTATAATAACTCTCGATAGTTTTCTGGCCAATTTACTGATCAATATCATATCCAAATCATATCCATTTCTTGTGTAGTGTATTGTTTTTCTTGCTGGTAGGCTGAAAGTCATTCTTAGCAAAAGATTTGCTAAAAGAATTAATAAGTTAATAATAAGTTTAATGAAAGGCTTAGGGCAATTTATGACATCAGAAATACAAAAAAGTAAATCTGAACTCATTGACGAAAAGTTAATGGGTTTAGAAATAAATGATGGAGATAAGAATTACGGTATTATTTGCCGTATTACTTCAACAAATGATTACTTCACTGTTTACACAAATCTTGGTTATTCTTTTAACGCAGGTCTTATTCTAAATCTTGTCGCACTGGCAAATCTTTACGAAGAAGCTGCGGAAAAGGCTGAGAATGAGGTTAATGAAAATGTTACTCATTTAGCTCCTGCTTATTTTGAAAATGCTGTAATTTCGAATAAAGTTATGTCAAGACCTAAACCTATGGCGCACTCTAAACAATTGCGTTCTAATGGTTCTATAAATACAAAAGCAGTTATTGGTGAAGAAACAGTAAACATTACTTCTTATGTTTCACCTAGAACAAATTTTGCCGAAGAAAACAAGGAATAAGGAAGAGAAATGGAAAGAAAAAAAGAAGTAGAAAGACTCTTAAATCATAAAATTGAGTCTTTAAAAAACATAAGAGATGCGTATATGAGAATGGATATTGGAGAAGAAATGAATGAAACAATAGAAACAGAGAATGAAAAGCCTAGTCTATTTGATATAGCAATGAATCATCTTGATAAAATTGCTAATCAACTAGAAAGAGGAATGATTAACAAAAATGATTACGATGGGCAAAGATTAATTATTCTTATTGATCTTGTTATTAATCAATCAAAAATACACAAAGATAAGGACAGGTAAATACAATGAGTGAAGTAATAGAAACAGAAACAAAACCAAAAGTGCGTAAGATTTCAGCTGCAGAAATGTCAAAGTTGAATTTTCGTAAAAATCGTACTGCTAAAAAAACACCTAGTTTATACGATTCAAATTTGCTTGATCGTAATTATTGGGGTAATGATGTAGGTACTGATTTAGAAATGGCTTTGACAAGAGTTGAGATTAGCCGTTCTCTTAATAAAGGGTTTATGCTCGATATTAAGTATTGCCGTACAGCTACTCATTTGAGTAAGGATAACATTTCAGAGTTGATGAAGTATCAGCTTCATCTTATGACATTGATTGCTGATGATAATGATTGTAATGTTTTCCAAAATGTCAACGGTGACGGAAGTGTTATGGTTGATTTTAATAGTGAGACTAACCAATACGAATTTATATTCATAAAATAACTAATACAAATTAGTTCAAAAATTCAAACTAAGTCAGGGCTTTGCCCTGGCTTTTTTATTGCCAGAAAGGAAATAAAAAATGATATCAAATTCCAATTGGAATACGAGTAATCTATTCTTTAATACAGATATAGAGAAAAAAATGCATAAAATTGTTTCTTCACTTCGTTATGGACAAGAGATTAAGTTATCTACTGATTCAATTACTGAAGAAGAAGAAAAGCAAATGGTAAAAGCATTGAGGAAATCAGCTAAATTTAATTGTATTGATCTTAAAATAATCAAACAAAGAAATCAAGCTTTAATTAAAATACAAGCTAACATATTTTAGAAAGAAGATAGAAATGAACCAAGATGAAGAAATAGAATACTGGAAAGAAAGATACCGTCTTTCTCGATTAGACAAAAAAATACAACAAGAAAATGAAGAAAGAGCACAAAAATTCAAAATGGTTTCTATTATTGAAGATTTATTAAAATTTATATCTTTTGATTTAAGTAAATCTACTGAAGAATCTTATGAAAAATTAAAAAATTCACAAACTGCTCTAACAAAATGGAAAGTAAATAAAGAATTAGGAGTTGATTATTATGAACTTGGAGAATAAAATGAATGTAAATAGTGATGAAGTAGTCTATACAATGATGATTATTAGTCTTGAAAAAAAGGTAAAAGAACAAGAGCTGATTATTAAGAAGCAATCAGATTTGATTAATGGCTTAGGTAATGTAATTGATACAGCAAGGAAAAGACAAGAGATTGCTGATAATTACATCAAAACTCAAAAGCTGCTTATTGATCTACTAGAAAAGAAAGCAAACCACAATGGCTAAATGCATTTATTGTTCCCTAGAATTTATAGATGAAAGATTTGAAGCTGGTTACGATTATTGCTTAGATGAAAAGTGTAATCGAATTGGTTTAGATATAAGAGAAAGAGAATTTCGAAAGATTTACACTCCGGCATTATTGCACAAATGTAATTACTTTTGGATTAAGAAGTCGGAATTGACTTCTTTAAATGTAAGAAGCGACTTATTGGAAGGATAAGGCAATGAACACTAAAAAAATTATGGAAATGAATAATGAAGAATTTACCAATTACCAATTGTCAAAGAATCCAGATTTTGTTTCATATCAATTGAATGAATATGAAATTGAATCTTTGCTTTCTGCTGATTATGGAATTGAGTCTAAATCTGGCAATAAATCAGTTGGAAAAGCAATTGTAAAAACAATTAATTCTTTTCAGATCAAAAAAGAAAGAGAATGTTTTTATACACAAAGAGTTAAGGATTCTGTAATTAAGAGTCTTAGTCAAAATAAAAGATTAGGTGGTGCTGTGAAAATAGGAATTGCATCTAACTATGTACATCAAATGATAATGTATCATATTAAAACAGTTCTGTTTTATAAAATGCATCCTGAATATATGGAGTTAAAAAAATGAAAATGGTTACAGTATGTCCTTGTTTTTCTTGTGGAAAGCAACTTGATTATTTAACATTTGGGAAAAGTTCCCTAATGGAAATAGATGGAGCAATTGAAGTTGTTGTTGAAGGTGGATATGGTTCTAAATTTGATCTTTCCCAAATGCTTATTTGGATTTGTGATGAATGTATTGAACAAAAAATGAAAGAAAGAGTCTTTATGATTAATGAAGATATTGATTACAATTATGAAAAGGAGAATGAAAATGATTGATGGAATCCCAGAGGAATATCTTATGAAAGATACTCCATACTCAACAAGAAATCAAAATGGTGTTGTTACATTTTTTGATACAGTAGAAGAAGCTATGACTGATTTTATTGGTTATGATGGATATCGATTAGATATTGAAGTTAACGGTACAGTTATCTATATTTATAGAGATGAGTTGCCAGTTATGTCTAAAGCAGAACCTGGCTCATTAGCTTACGATAATCCTTCAAAAAGAGTTAGATATGAAGCTAGAGTTATAGTAGAAAGGAAACAAAATGAGAGGTAATGTTTATATGATTACTAATGAGATTTATGGTTTTAAAAGAACATGTAATCATTGTGGAGAAGAAAGTCAATTTGGTATTAATTATGAAGAATACCAAAGATTGTTTATCAAACAAGAACATGTTCAAGATGTCTATCCTCTTATGCCAAAAGAAGATAGAGAACTTATGATTTCAGGTATACATCCAGAATGTTGGATTGAAATGTTTGAAAGCTTTGATGAAGATGAAGAAGAAGATAATGGGGATAGCGAAACACAAGGAGAAGAGTATGGAGAACAGTAAGAATAAAGAAAGCAATATGAATGAAATTTTTTGTTTATGTGAAAGCGAAAGCTGCACTAAGCGAGATGAAACCAATTTGCTTTTAAAAATTAAAAAAGCATCACAAGTTGATGAAGCTTCATTTGAGTCTATCAATGATAGTTGGAGTAATTTTGACATAGATGATTACATGCCAGATAGAGAATTGGTTGAAGATTATACTTGCGATCTAGATTTAGAATTTAATCCAGATTGGCTTTTATGGGAAACTGAAGTTATGTATGTATAAATGCTATAACTGTGAAGAGTTGTATGAAGAAGAACCAGAAGACAATATTTGTATTGTCTGTTATGAACAAAAAGTATTTAAAGATAGAAATGGAAGAATAAACTAATGGAACAAATTAAATGTTTAAATTGTGAAAAACAAATTGACGAAGATATTGATATCTGTGATGATTGTTTTGAAACAATGCCAATGGATAATTGGAATGTTGCTGGAACTTGGAAATAAAGGAATAGTGAAATGAAAGAATATATTGAAATTGGCTCATCACCTTATGAAGAAGATTGTGCTCAAGTTGGTAGTGAAAATTATCGCAAAGATGCATTGAAAGAAATGACTGCTTATATTAATCAACTAAATCGTACATTCATTGATGCAGAAAGTAAAGGAATTACATTTAAACAAAAATGGTTTGACCACGACTTTGGAGCTTATGGTGAAGTTTGTATGTATTGGAATACAGAAAATGAAGAAGCTGATAGTTATGTTTATGAGATTGAAAAAAGATTGCCTGAAAGCTGGGACAAATTAGCAATGGAAGAGTTAGGAATAGCGAATGATTAAAATATTTAGTTTTGCAATTGTATTTTTAATTGCATTACCAATAGCATTTATTGGTTTAGCAATGATGATTAGTGAATCAAGAGATGATAGGAGTTCAAAATGAACAAAGATAGAATGTTACAACTTGCAGATTATATTGAAGATCTGCCAGAACATAAGTTTGAAATGCAATATTGGATTTCTCAAAAAGTAAAAAAAGAATATTCTAATGGCGTATACTTCTGGAAAACAGATTATGCTCCAGTTTTTAATGTCGATATTTTTCTTGAACCTTTAGATTGTGGTACAGCTTGTTGTATTGCTGGATGGGCAACTGCAATTGAAAACAATTTCAAACCAATTGCTATGATGCAAGACGATAAAACAATTGAAGATAGAGGAAGGGAATGGCTTGATTTAACTTATGCACAAGCTAACAATCTTTTTCTAATGAATATTGATACAGTATGGACTTATTATATAGAAAAATGTAATTTTGGTCTTAGTGAAGATGAAGATTGTTTTACTGATATTACAAATAAAGATGCAGCATTGGTTATTAGAGATGTTGCAAATGGAGTTATTGATATTGATAAAAAATTCGGTTTTGATGAATCTAAAGAATATCTGGAGGAATTAGGATACTACGAATGGGAGAATTAAAATGATAGATACAGAAAATATTATAAATCTTGCATCACAAGCATTAGCAAGACCTGAAGACTTTGGTTATTGGGGTGAAGAAGATATGTTTATAACCTGGGGTTTTACTGGGATTGATAAACAAAGAGATTCTAATATCATGCAAAGATCAAACTTTAAAACAATTACTGATGATTTAATAAACAAATACCCTAATGATTTTAAAATTGAAACATTTTCTCATTGGGCTTGTGGTTCAATTGATCGTTTAATTTGTCGAATTCTTAAAGAGCCGGGAAATTACAATGAAAACAATATTACTGAATCTTTTAAGGCAGTATTAAAATGGCATGACGAATTGAATGAATATCCAATAGCTGATGAGAATGATTATCTAAATAATCTACACGATGAGTGTGTTGATTATATTGAAAATATGGCAGATTACTTACTTCTTGTAACAAATACAGAAGAAAAAGGATGGGCTGAAAAAATTCTATATACATTAGACATTGACTTAAACTTTGAATTCAATCCAGATTATGATCAATTTCCAAATGATAATAAAATGTTGGAAGCAATATTGAAATCAGGATTATGCAACCCCGAAAGATGGGGTGAATGGTATGAATGGTGCGATGAACAAGGTTTTGATAGACCTATATTTCCAGTAAAAGAAAACCCTAACCAACTGAAATTGTTTGAGGATTAAAAATGAAAAAATGTCCAAATTGTAAATTAGAAAACTTGTTCTTTGTTGATAGTAGTGAAAGTATCACCTATCCGTCAGAAGAAGTTAAAAAATTATATGCCAAATGGGAACAATGGGAATGTGAAGATTGTGGATCATTATTAGATGTTGAAGAAGGAATTATTACAGTATTAGAGCCAGTTGGCATTAATGAAAACAAAATTAAATTTCGTGTAACAACGGATTGGGAAAGAAAGATAGAGGAATCATATAATTATGACTGAGTTAACACATGAACAATTAGAAATGGAAGCTGATGCAGCACTTGATATTGAATATCATGCTCATCTTAAAGGTATTTCAGTTCAAAAATATATGGAATTAATGACATTAAGCGTCAATGAAAGGATTGAAGTTATGGGTGATGATTATGAAATTGGTGATGAATATGATTGGGACAGGAATGATAGAAGTCAATACTGTGAACACGGAACTTTTATAGGTTCTTGGTGGGGCCCAGATATTCTTTGTGGTAAATGTGAAATGGGAGATGGTCCTATGAATATAGATTGGGATGATGAATTCTAATATGAAAAACAAATTAGTTTATTTTCTAGTCGCAGTAGACATTGATAAAGGAATTAAGTTTATTGATGATAAAGAATATACAGAGATTTGCTCATTGCTCAATAGATTAGATGCACATGAGGAAACACAAGAGGATTACGATAAAGCACTTGTAATTCTTAATAATCCAGAATGGGAGAAAGAATGATAGAAGAAGTATACTTTACGGATTTGCCGGATGAAGAATACATTGAAAGAATAGGAGATGCCATTGACGAGTTGATTAAACAAGGAATACTAAGCCCATCAGTTTTAATTGATTCGGAAGAATTGCACAAGCATATAAATACTGCTATTGAATTAGCAGCTGAAAAGTACAACAAAGAAAAAGGATACAACTAAAATGCCAAATTGGTGTAGTAATAATTTGTCGATTTACGGCAATCAAGAAGATATGAAAAAGTTAATGAAAGTGATTACCATCGGTGATGATGAATATTCGTTGCTGGAAAAACTTTATCCAACTCCTGAAGAGTTAAACATTGGCAATGTTTCATTTAACCCTGATGAACAACAAACTGCAAACCTTGAAAAGTTTGGGTATAAAAGTTGGTATGATTGGCGAATTGATAAATGGGGAACTAAATGGCCAGAATCTGATTTATGCATAGGTCAAGATTATACTAAGAATGATAACGGAACATCAGTAATTGCTTTTAATTTTGAATCAGCTTGGTCGCCTCCAATAGAAGCGTTTAATAAAATCTGCAAAGACTATCCAAACTTAGTCTTTTGCCTTTATTATGAAGAGTCAGGAATGGGATTCTGTGGTTCAAATATTTGGGCAAATGGAAAGTGTCAAGAAGAGTATCAAGCAGAGTTAGTTTCAAAGTATTTTGATGAGTCTTATTACCATGAAATCTATATCGAAAACAAAGAAAAATAAAAAAAGGAAAAAATAAAATGAATGAAATTGAAATGACAAAAACTTTGAAAGATGTTTACAGCATTGTTTCAAAAAACAATAACAGCAATACAGCAAAGGCATTTGGTGTTGATCTTAATGCTTTTACTACAGCAACAATGATTGGAGAAGGTGAAGATATTTATGACCTTCTTGAAGAGATTAATCTTGACAAAAAGCAATCAATGTATGATTTTGTTGCCGTTATGACAACAGGTTGGGCTGCTCCATTGGATGAAAATGGAGAAATTGAAGGAGCTCCAAGTAAGCATAAGGATCGCCGTAGAGTTACTTTATTGTCAATTGTTGACATTAAGCAAAGCGAATTGGCAAGTCTCCTTAAATTTGATGATGAAGAGGAAATGGTTTATGACTTCGGAAGTGCAACAGGTTCATTAAATCATGCAATGCTAAGTTTGGCAGAATAAGAGGGAATAATGGGATTAGATAATATGCCACAAAATTATCCTTGTGCAAATAATGCTGTAAGGAATAGCGATAATCAAATTCTTTGTAAAGATACACAGGAATCTGGAAATTGCCCATATATGAATGAGTATGAAAGTGAGCCAATGCTGGAGGGTATAGCCCCGGTTTATGGAATGCTTGGAACTGATTGTTGGTATAGGGGTAAATATGGAAATCAAATGTTGGAAGCAATGATCAAATACAATCCAAATTTTGATAATGATATGCCTACAGATTTCTATGGGAATAGAGATGATGGAATTGATGCAGATACTTGTTTAGAAATGTCTGATGTTATGTTTCAGTATATGGAATCTTGGTCATATGCGGTTAATAAAATGGTAGAGAAAGGCGAAGTGCTTGAAGAAAATAAAGATAGTTATATTAAAGATTGGATTTACGCTGCGTGGTGGCTTAAGTTTGTTGGAAAAACAAGCGATGGTTCGGCAGTGTGGTGGTAATGTTTAGTTTTGAAGATTTCAATAAAGATCCAGAATTTTATACAAATATCAATCCAGACCCAAATGATTTGGCTGATTTTACAAGTTCATTAATGATAGTAACTCATATGTTGAAAAACATTGACCATAAAGATGGTATTCGAGGTGGTCATGAAGTAATGATGAAGCTTTTCAATATGACCGGGCTTACTGGAACAAAAGAAGAAGAAGGTGCATTGAATGTTATTATGTGTTTATTATCTCATGTAGTAGCAATGTTAGCAGTTAATGAAGAAAGAGATAAATACTTTGAGTATTTTGACAATGTAGTTATATATCCATTGCTAAAAGAAAGTGAAAATTAATTTGGATTGGACAGAAAAAGCAGCTTGTAAGAATGAAAATTCTCAAATGTTTTATTGCGACAGTACTGATAACAAAATTAATGCAAATAGAGAAAGCTATGCTAAAGCTATTTGTAGAAAATGTGAAGTAGCCGCGGAATGCTTAATGTATGCAATAAATCATAATGAAGTTTTTGGAATTTGGGGGTCATTTGCCCCTAAAGAAAGAAATACATTGAGGAATATATTTCCAGAAGACGGAATAGATATTGATCTTTGCAAGATGGTTGTTAATAAAGAAATTAAATCAATCAAAGCTAATATCCTTAAGAATGAATTTGGAGTTTAAAATGGAAGAAGACATGGGGCTATCTTTTGATGCAACTATTACAGCAAAAGAAGCCAAAAAGAAACTACATATTCCAATCATGATGAAGAATAGCGATACTGAAATGGAAAATAAAAATGAAGATGGAATGGAGAATGATAAATGATAGATTTGGTTGCAAAGTATTGGTTTGTAATTGGGTTGTGGAAAGGAAATGACTTTGAGTGAAGTTTTATTTATTTCAATAGGCAAATATAAAAATCCATATAGACTTATGACTCACGAAGGTAGTTATGCATTTAATGCAAAACATCCTTATGCTCATATTAATCAAATGACTGAGGAAGACTTTGAAAAAGCTTATGAAGAAGCAATTTATTACTTTCGCAGTAGAATGATGACTTTATGTAATCTTTATGGCTTTGATACTTATAGTATGGAAGGTAGATCTGAAGGTTGGCTTAAACCACATTATAATGGTAAACCAGTGCCAGCAGTAATTGATGAATATATTTCATTTGAAGAATATGTATTAGAAGATAGAATGGCTTCACTTTTTGTTTTAATTGAAGAGTCATTCTCATCTATGAAAAAAATACTCAGATACTCAAAAACATTTGAGGAATTTATGACAAATATGGAAAGGTATATGTCACTATGAAAACAGAAAAGAAAAATTGTGAACAAATAATTGATTCACAAATGCAAGACCGGAATGCTTATTTAGAAGAACTAAATGACATTATTGGAGATAATGAATCTGAAACTGAAAAGGTAGAAGAAGCATTGAGAGAGCTTGGAGATTTCCCTGCTGGTATTGAAACTTTTAAAGTAACTAAAATTATTTTATCAGGTGGAGGCCCAGCAGATTGGATTGAAATTAAGACTGATGAAACAGGTCATGTTCTAGGAATGGAATATCACTATGCAGATTGGTTTGACCACGCAGAGAGAAAAGTCTCAGAGAATTCATATCTTTGGGATTTCGCAATACAATTTACAGATACAGAAGGATAATAAAATGGAAAAATTAGAAGTAACAATGGACATTAGCGAAGCAAGTTTGGAAACTCTTGCTGAAGCTATTATGGAAGACTTTCAAGAAAAAGTTCAGAGTGCAGTTGATGATTGCGATTTAGATGACAAAATTGAATCAGCAATTGAAAATTATGACCTTGATGATAAGATTCAAAGCTGGGTTGATTACAACTTAGATGTTGAAAGTGATATCAAAGATGTAATTAGACATATGGATCTGGCTGAGTATATGGATACAGACAACATTGATATTGAGAATAATCTTCGCAATTTGATGGAAAGTTTTAGTCCGATTAATGCTTGTGGTACAGGTAAAGCTGCTATGGATATTATTCAATCAACTATTCGTTATCTTTTGCTCAAGGATGAAGACTTTGTTAATGACATTTCTAAAGCAATTAAGAAGCATGAATTGATTCAAATCATTGATGAAGAGAAAAGCAGAGCAATTGATGCAGCTAAGCCACACATCATTGAAGACTTCAAGAGAGAGTTGAAAGAGTATTCTGATGAAATTGCAAGGCAAAAGACTTTGGAGAATAACCCTTCAATCAATAACCTTACATACAATGCTTGGCAGCAATAACTAAAAGTTAATTCGGAATTGGGGAGTGTCTATAAACTAGACACTCCCCAAGAATTACACACTAAACATTCCGCAAGGAATAAAGATAAATCATTCGGCGT